TCACGATGAACAATATATTTTTCATTATTAGCATACTCTGCAGGAATATCATTCAATCTGTAAATGATGCACGGATAGACTAAACCTGTTTTTCCAGGTCGCTGATGATATACATGAGGAGCTATTCCACATGGAAAACAAGATTTTAACAATTTATGTATTTTAGGTCTTGGATCCATTCCAGACACCTCCAATAGTAAGAAGGAGGCGGGGCCGCTGGACTTCAACATTTGTGATCTTCCAGCGGGCACCCATCCATTTCACGTATTTCATCATCGCGAAGTTTTCCAGAGCGAAACCGTCTGCTATGATGCTTATGGAATTATTAAGTTTAAGATCATCATTGATGCTTTCACTATTTTCATCCCATCTCCGCGTATTGCGAAGAACATCGCCGTAATATTTACGTTCGACTATATTTTCGACCCAGTTACCTTCCCGCTCGCCTTCTTCTTCTACGGATCCGAGATAGTAGCCAACTTCTCCGTAGAATTTCATTTTGATTTACACCTCCGGATAGGCAGGCGTAAATGTTCCACCATTCACGAACACCTTAGGTTCAGTCTCATTGCTGAGCACCTGAATCGAGTGATCAATACCGGTGATAGTTCCACCCTTAACAGTCAGCTTCATTCCAGCTTTTCCAGGGTAATTTGCGGATTCGTGATAGATCACTGCACTGCATCCAGTCATGATTGTCGGGTCATCAGCAATCTTACCATCGGCTACGATGTTACCGTTCTTATCCACATTTGTGGCAACAATTTCACCGCCATTGATGGTTACATCGCCTGCGCGCATGCACAGACCAGTTCCGCCATGAGCCATAATCTTACCACCGTTCATTACGAAGGTATCGCTGTTGGCAATATAAACACCGATGGCTTCATAGCCAGCGGACTTAATATTGCCTTCAAGTAAACCATCGTTAATGACAATCGTATTTCCGCCACGACCGGAACTACCATTAGTAGCAATTGCGAAATTATCCAAACCGGTCAGATGACCGCCATTCACTTCAATAGACCCGTTTCCGCTAGGTGCGCAAATAGCACCTTCACGGCCGGTTGCCTCACCAGAATTGAATACGATGTTGCCGCCTCTCAGTGCATCAAAGGGGCTGCTGGTGGCGCTGGTATAGCTTCCGCCATTAACCTCAATTGAGCCTCCGTTCTGTGCAATTGCACAATCGGAATTATTACTGATAGAGCCGGGTCCCTTTAATGTCATCTTTCCTGCATTCACTGCGAACAGCGGACGAGAAAGTGTAGCAGACATTGAATGACCATTCAGATCAATCTGAATATCACTGGAGATCGCATACTGCTTAGTGAGGTTCAGGTCGGATGTCAACCGGATGTTAGCATCGGATTGTTCAAGGGCACGTTCAAAGTCCCCTACAGTACCGACATCCGTAGGGGGCATTAAGGGTTTACTTCTTCCTCGATCACGATTGCAGCATAGGGCTTCACAAGAGCGCCAGAGCAGCGAGTTTCGATCAGATACTTCTGCTGGTTGTAATCGATGTCGAAGTCTTCGAACATATTAATGCTGCCGCCCTTATCAGCGCCAACATTGTAGTCATCCAGGTCCAGAATGATGGCACGGGGCTTATAGGTCTTACCGGTAGAAGAATCTTCACGAACGGTAGTAGCATCGCCCATCTGCGGCACAAAGATGATTTCCTTTACGCCCAGAGCGCTGGAAATTTCGCTGTCATTGGAGTAGATCTTCCGACCCATCTTGTCCTTCTGCAGCTTCATCTTGCTGTACTCACGGCGAGTCATGAACGCTACGCAGTTTCCGCTGCCCTGATAGTCTTCGAAAGCATAGGTAACAGCATCCACCAGATCTTCTTCTTCAGTAATGACATGACGAACGACGTACAGAGACTCATCCCTCAGCACAGGACGAATCCGATCTTCCTTAATCTTATCATCAGAGTCCACAGGACGACCGTCACCGATCAGGAACGCACGAGCAAGTTCCTCATCCAGCATCATCCGCATTTCGCCCTTCAGCCAAGCAACCATATCGAAGCCGTTGCTCAGATCGATGGCATCATCACGATCCATCTTCTGCTTCTTGTAGACAGTATCCGGACCGGTCTCACGCTTCAGCAGCTTGAAGACTTCTTCCTTCTTCAGGTTACCCTTGATGTAACCCCGAGCACGAGCTTCATCTTCAGTAATATCAGCGAAAGTGGTCTTAACCTTAGCAAAAGGAGTGTGATGGACGCCATTCATAACTTTGGCCACCCAAGTGGTATCACGCTTAATGAACTGAGGAGCACCATCGCCACGGAATTCACGATATTCCGGCATCAGGTAATCGATCTGTTCAATACCATAGTCCTGGCTATGGGCCAGTACAGCCTCACGCATAGAGCCCATCTTTTTGGCATCACTAGCAATGGTCAGCAGCTGAGCATGGGTCAGGGTATCATTCTGGGCTTCCACCTGGGCATTGTTGTCAAACACGTTTCTCATAGTTAATTCGTCTCCTTCTTCTTCATAAGAATGGCTTACGCCTTTTTCTTCGGGTTCTTCTTCAGCACCATCTTCACGAGATGCAATTGCCTGAGCAACCAGGAACTCAACAACCTTCCTCTGAGTAGGGGTCATAGTGTCAAGTACATCGTTAACAGTTCTTCCACCAGAAGAGTCATCGGAGTGAGAAACTTCTTCTTCCTCTTCCTCTTCACCATCGTCGCCTTCCAATGCTTTGCCAACAAGGAATTCAACAACTTTCATCTGATCTTCATTCAGAGATTCAAGAACCTCTTTAACCGTCTTGTTGGATTCATCTTCTTCCTTGGATTCGGGCTTCTTCGGCTCTTCCTTGGGTTCGGGCTTCTTCGGCTCTTCATCGGCATGGGCCATAGTGTCTTTTTCCTCCTCTGCATCTTCTTCCGGTTCATCTTCAGTCTCGGAATGTTCAAGCTTCATTCCGGAACCAAATTCCAGATTTTCGTCACCAGGCCAGATGCAAGCTTCAGTTTCAGACTCTTCGCCATGCTCCATAATCGGAAACTCGATCATAGCCCCAGGGTTAGCTCCAGCCAGAACGACGCTTACTTCACGAATAACACCATGAAGAACGTCGCCTCCGGCCTGCTTCAGTTTATTAGCATAAATGCTCAAGCTATTGACATCTTCATGCCTTACAAGCTCCTTCACATGCTGAGCAATATCAGTATTGTTAAGAGAGCAATAAGCATATACACCATTATCACGATTCTCCAGAAGGGCATGCCCGATTACACGAGTAGGATCTTCATGATTATGCTGCCAGACCAGCGGAACGGTCCGACCATCATCATCCTTAAAGGCATTCTTCCGAATTGTTCTGCCATCGGCGCAAAGAAGGTCGTTTTTTGTGGCCCATCCGCCGAAATCGAAACTACGTTTTTTCATCCTTCGTTTTCCTTTCTTTAGTTTATAGTGGAGGCCTTATTTTTAGCAGCTACGTTTTGTATCCTGTATACATCCAAAAATGGCCAAATAAAAAAGACCCTTTTCGGTCTCATTTCCATTTTGAATGTTTATAAGATGTCACCAACTCTTACCGAAGCGATATCTATTGGTTCCATACTTTCTTCAGGATCTTCATAGCTTTCTTCCGGAACTCCCTGAGATTGATCACCAGGCATTCCAGGCATTCCGCCCATTCCAGTCTGTGGATTAATATTCGGGTTTGTCAACTGATCCGCAAACTCCCCTTCCGCTGGCTTAAAGCCGAGAAGCTGACGAATCTCGTTCCGGGTGTTAATTTCACTGGCTACTAATTGCGAACCAGCAGTAGCAATAGTAGTCAATGTACCCAGCCGGAATAGACTGTTGAAATACATCACGCGCTGCTTTTTAGCGCGCGCCGTCTTTGTCAGAAATTTTCGGTTAAACTCATCCGAAATGGCAGAGACGATCGGTTCAATTGTACGGTTGTAATAATTTAGCATAACTTGTTCATTCGCGGTTCCATCAAAGACTTCTTTGGTCATCCCCAACTGGCTATATAGCATACTCGTCAGGTACTCAACCTCTTCCATCAATTTGTTTTCGACCGCTCTGTTAAGTTGCGTAATCTTTTCCGTACTGCCTGCATAAGCGATGCCGTATTTGTTATCGGTAAGCTGAGTTTCAATATCTTGACGACGTTTCTCAGCTTCCTGCCTTCTTAACTCAGTACGCAGATCATATGGCATCTGTATGATAAGATCGAGCTTACTACTGGAATTCTTTTCATCCAGATTATCAAGAAGACTAAGTTTATAAATCAACCGTTTCAATGTTGAAATCGGTTCATTCATAACAGCATAAAGCGGATTCTCTACAATCGCTATCTGAGATTTAGGAAGCATAATATCTTCTCTAAGTCCGGTACGATCATTATAGAGATTTACTTTGACATGTTGAGGGAACCACTCAATCACTTTTCCGACTCGCATGGTCTTAATATCATAGCTGCCAGTAAGCCTCGGGTTTTCAGTAGTATCAACTGGAACAGCAGCAGCTACGCCTTCATCAAGAAGTGTCATAACTAAATCCTGTTTGAAGGCTTGAGCACTCTGATCAATGTTTGCTTCAACATTCAGACACTCGTTTAGACCACTATCAACGTCTTCAATGTAGCGATCGGCGTCATCGACTTTAACATGTCGGAACTGGACACGATTCACATCGATAGCAATTCTTGTTTCAATAGACGCAAGAATTGTACGCTCACTACCGAAGTGATATCGAACCCGGTCCGGCCTTGAAAAATAAGACGGACCTCTTTCCTGCTTCTGAATGATCTCCTGTTCCTTTCCACGGAAGACATTAAAAGCATGTTTCAATCTCTGTCCGAGTTTCATTCCATCTCCATTCATTTCGGCCAATTCGCATCACCTCGCTTCTTAGTAAGATATAATGC